CGGAGGATGTCAGCGATCAGGGTACTCTCGGACTGCATCTCCCGGCGTCGCTTGGCCCACTTGTCGTTTCTGCGATCCATCTCCGCGAGGTACTGAAGCTCGGCCACGGTGTCGTCGCCGTCAGAGATGTAGATTATGGGCGTGGCGTCAGGAAAGTCAGAGGCAGGGCCAATGTCGGTCTCATACTTGGCCTTCCTGTCGCCACGGATAACCCATAATCTCTGTATCCACCTACCGCTTTCACGGGTCTCCATGAGCCCATAACAAGGTTCATCCGGGAAGATTCTGTCAGCAACTACGTGCATCGGTCTCCCCGCACCGAGGACATGTCGGCCCCGTGAACATCTCGCCACACTTCTTACAGGTGCGATATCGGGTGATGGACATTAACTCTCTCTACGACGCCGGAACTGCGAAAGTCCAGCCGTTGGCCGCTTCGCCGGTGACGTCCTCTGCCATGTTGCCCGACCAGTCATCGCCCGAGCCTGCGACGTACCCACCGGCGAGGGTGTAAGCCCCGCCCATAGCGTTGCCGTAGACCTGACAGTTGGAGCCGCCCGTGTTATCAAACTTCTCATCTGCGGTTGCGGCGAAGAAGGTGTTGTGACGAATGACGCCTGACTTGAATCCTCTGGGATTCATGTCGATGTAGTTGTCAGAACCCTCAAAGATATTATGCTCAACGAGGGCAAGGTTAGGCTGGTCGATGCCACTCTCGCTACATTTAATACAAGCAGCGGTTGTGCCTGGGTTGAAGTCGTAGAATGTGTTATTGCGGACAGTGCATAAGGGATTACCACTGACGCCATTTTGCCAGTCAATGCCGAACAGTGCCACGCCACCACCATTGAAAAGGCAGTCTTCAATAATGGTGCCAGCGCCATTGTTACCACTAGTTGTACCGCCGATAACGACGGCTCCACCTGCATTTGGGTCAAATTCAAAGCCGCTGATTCGCCAACCCCTTGCCTGAACAGTCAGAATTGGGGTGCTCGCTGTAGCAGGACTTAGCCACACAGCGCCGAACGAACGACCCGGTGTGGGGTTCACGGCGATCAGTTCACCGAAGGGAGCCGCTGCGTTCAGTGGCGTGGTTAGGTCTTCGGCGTACCCGGCGGGAGCAACGTAAATCTTGGATCGCCCTCGACCGCCAGCCGTCCCCGCCGTGTCAAATGCCTTCTGGATGGTGGCGAATGATGCCGTCCATGATGTGCCAGAGTTGGTGTCAGCACCGTTGGTGCCATCCACATAGTAGATGTTCCCCAGCGGGTATTGGATGATCTCCACGCCGTTGTTGTAAGCCTGAAGTTCCTGTCTGCTTTTATCCCAGTGCCAGCCTCGTGTGATTAAGGTCTTGTCGGGTGGTGGCATTTCATCTCCTCTAGTGCGACAGGGGCCGCACCTGAACTAAAGGTGGTGGGTGCTTTACGGGCGCACCCACCGAAAGCCCCGCTATTTAGAAGTTCCAGTCGCGGCTGCCCTTCCAGGCGAAGTAGTCAACCTTGAAAGTGGGAGTCCCTGTCGAGGCAGCGAGGAGCTGGAGCATCGGGAAGTACAGCGCGTCCGCGTCGAGAGAGCCCGAGTTCATGCGGGCAATCGGTGACAGGCCGTTCTGGTCGGCCATGCCAATCGCACCACACCAACCCTCGGCCCCACCGGCCACGTTGATCTCGACACGGACGACAACCCACGAGTTGGCTGTAATGGTGGCAACGGCCCGGATGCCCAGCGCCCCCAGCGTGGTCGAGCCGTCAATGGACGAGCCCAGCGCGGCGGTGGTCAACTCTGTTCCGTCCAGCGAGGCGTGGAACCTGTAGTCGTCCGTGTCGGCTGACGTGTCGGTATAGAAGCCGACCACGTTGCCGCCGTTGTTCGATGTCAGGGTCGTGCCGCTCAAAGTGAACGGGTTGATCGGCTCTGCCGCCGAGACCGTCTCCTGCCACCCACAGAACACGCGAAGGTCAGTGGCTATTGAGCCCTTGAACCTCGCCTCCATCTGTAGGGTACCGTTGCTAGATGGAATTGATGGTGCGCCGTAGATGGCAATGCCATCAGCGGCATTAGCAGCCGCTGGTACGAAGGATGCCACGCCGCCAGATTCGTCAACGGTGTTGACGTATGTAGTATTGCCGCTGACAGCGACGAGAGCCAGGTCTTTGACGCGAACAACGGTCGCGTCGGAGATCGACTGTGAGGTCTCGAAGCCACCGAAGTCCTCGAACGTTCCAATTCGGCCATAATCGCTTTGGATAGTCATTTACTTTTCCTTTCTCCGTGACTTCCTGCCCGGAGTCTTACTGGGTTTCTTCGCCTTCTTGGCGACTTTTGGGAGTGGCGGGGTCTTCACTACAGGCTCGGCTGCCAGCCTTGCGCGAACCTTCTTTTCCACCGCCTGCATGATTTGGGCGTCGTGCCCCGAGACGCCGCTCCTGCGGTCTCTCTCGCGGAATAGTTCCTCGGCTTTCTCGAACTTGCCCGCCGAGATCAGATCAACGATATCCTGATGATCCATGACTAACTCGTGGGCTGTGTAGCGTCCGAAAGGTGCCGATATGCCCAGACCTGGGTTCCGCTGCTCTTGCGCTCTGCAAAAGCAAGCTCATTGGTGAGCGAGATCACGTCCGCGCCACCACCGAAGTAGATGTCACGGTCTGCCTCATGCTTGATGTCCATGCCGATAGCGGCGATGACACCCTCACGAGAGTGTGTAGCACCGTTAGCGTCACTCAACGCGTCAATGGTGATGTTCCCGTCCGTAAACAGGTTGGAGCCCGCCACTGTGCCCGAGAAGCCCTTACGGAACGTGTCCGCTGTCATGCCCACAGGAATGGTGTAGGTGCCAACCCCAGCCAGGACTTCATCCTGAATGTCCTTCTTCTGGAACGGGTGCAGGACACTGAAAACCTCAGCCATGCTGGGCTCCGTTGTGTTGCCCTGAATGTTGGTTACGGCTGAAGCTATGTAACCAAAGGCCATCGGGTTACCCGCGCCCGGTGAGTTCGTGGTGGCGAAGGTTGAGAACGTCGCAAGATAGTCCTCATCGTCGCCCCGGTTCATCGCGTTTCCAGCCAGGCCCCCGAACTTGCTGCTTACAATCTTGGCGAGCTTCCGATATGTCCTGTCTGTGATCTTGATAAGGATTTGGTTCATCGTCGGCTCGATTGCCTGAAGCGAGCCTGTAAGCTGTTGGAAGTTGCGGTTATCAGCCGTCTCTGTGATCGCCTGCCGTGAGAGCTGATCCAGAGTAAACTCTGTCCAGTTCAGACCCGTGCCCTCTTCCTGCTGCCTAATGTCGCAGGTTCGCCGCCAGGAGCCCTCATACTCTCTCTTGATACGGGCGTCCGAAACGACCTCTGGTAGTGCGTCACTGAGACTCCCAGTTGTGGTCTCTCCAGCCATGGTTTATCTCCTATCTGCTCGCCTGCTGGCGAGCACGTATTTCTTTGAGTTCCGATATTGGGGTCCTGCGGTCGAGCAAACGCTCTGAATCACTACGCCCGCCCGCAGGACTGCCTGGGGTTAGGTTCGCCCCCTTGCCCTTGCGGTCTTCCAGTTTCTTACTCTCAGAGGCAGCGCCGCGATTCTCTTGGAGGCCCTTCTTGTAACCCTCGTCGTAGCCAGCCTTGTGTCCCTGCGCTCGCAGATTCTTCTGTATGTCAGAAGAGAACATCGGATCGGGGACGTTCTGCTGCATCCGCTCCATACGGGTTAGGAACTTCGGGGCGGCATCGCCAAGCAACGAAGTGATGTACTGTTTCACACCCTCCCAGTAGCCTATGGTCTGGTATTGCTGGTTGAGTGCGGCGAACTCGCTACGGTGTGTCCGTAGCAGGTCTTCTACCGCTCTCTTGTCCAGCGCACCATCCTCGGCGGCTCGGTCAAGTGTGGTTCTAATCGACTCGGTTGCTGCGTTGATCTGGTCGAGGGTCTGCTTGTTGGCCTGAACAGCGGGCTGCATGTGGCCCTGAATCTCTGAGTAGGCTTGGTCGTGAGCCTCCTGTACCCCCTCCGTGTGTCTTGTCTTGACCTCTTCGATCTCGAACAGGCCATCGATGTCAGGGGTGTCGGCCCATGCTACCGTTGGCTCTACGCTCTCCTCGACGCCCTCGGCTTGCGCTGCGGGTTCCGGCGATACTGGCGTTGCCGTCTCGGGGACGGGTGCCTCTGTCGGAATCGGCGTCTCTGGTGGAGCAAGAGTCGGTGTATCTTCTGGCATATTCGCCTCCTAAATCAGAAAGCCCCGCCGAAGCGGGGCGTCCATGTTGAAATGGGACTAGAGTCTAGCCCCTTGGAACCCGATTCTTTGTGGCCTGCTAAAGCGACCCGTTGGAGTCGCGGCCTCTACTTGTCGGAAGATGGTCTCCATTGGCACTCCCGCTAGTCCGTACAGCGATATGAGTCCCGCGATCTCAGCGTCGTCCAGGTTCACCCCGCCTATCCCGATCTGTTGGGCTATCTTGGCTGGTGCGGGGAGAAACCCTATCCGGTTGGCAAGGTTCGCCGCGTCCGCTCTGGAGAAGTCGGGGTTGATCCTCGCTATATCAAAGAGTCCCTGTAAGATGTTCAGCGGCTCCCCGAACGCCTGGAACTCAGGTAACGGCCCAGGCCCGCGCTCTGGAAGGCTGAACGGCTCATTCGAGATGGCTGGCCCCTTCTGGAAGCGAGAGAGCTGGTGGAAGGGAATCGTCCGCACGTCCTCGCCACGGAAACCGGATTGCTGGAAGATAGGGTTGTTAGTGAAGGGCCTAATCTTCCCACTTTCGTCCACCACGAACACCGGCCCCGAACGTGGCTCGCCGAAGTTCTCCGCGCCCACAAGCAGCGACCCTGGCGCTCGCTGGAAAGCTCCTAGACGCGCCGCATCCTGCCGTAGTAGTGGGGCACGCACATCGATACGGTCTATTCCAGGCGTGTCGAAGAAGGATGGGGCTGTTAAGCCCGTACTCCGTCTCAGGAAGTCTAGTAAGTCGGGAAACCCGCCGAGATTAGGGATGTCCAATCCGCCTTGAGCGCCACCTGAAAGGGGGATAACTTCCGTCTTTCCCCCGCCGGTAATCAGAATCTCGGTCGTGTCGTTAATCGTCCCGTCAGGGTTCTCGCCCACGAAAAACGCCCGCTTCTGTGAGAACGCACCGTCCGACCCTCTCTCCATCTGGATCGTCCCGCCGTGAGCTAGCCCGAATATTCCCTGTCCTTGAGGGGCTTCTAGTTTCTGTAGGGCGCTCAATCCGGCCTGCAACTCCGAGAGAGGAGCGTTCGGGTCAACCTGGGGTAGGGGTCGATTGATGAACTCTGCCCCTTGTTGCTTGAATATGTCTATAGGAGTTGGGGCGGAACCGACGGCACGACCCCTGAGATTGGCCGTGAACTTGAAGATGTCCCTACCTGCGAGTTCTGTCTGCCGCGCTCTCTCCTGGCCCTTCTCCTGAATAAGGGTTCTGGTTGTGGCTCCAATCTCGCCGAGGGTGGTCTGCTTTAGCTGGTTCTCGAACTGTAGAGCCATCTCCGCGAGGTCGTTCTCGTGTCTCAGGTTCTCCAGGTCGATCTGGGCCTGGATGTTGGCGGCGTTAATGCCGGAGGCGCTAGCGAGTTGCGCGTTGAGCTGCGCTAGTTCATTCTCATGCCGCTGGGCTAGTAGGGCCTGGTCGTTCGTGAATTGCTGCTGTAGCCCTGCCTGCGTAGAGGTGAAGGACGGGGCCGCGCCACCAGTCGCAGGGTCTTTGGGGAAGCTCCCTGTGGCGATGAGGGAATCAACCTCTGCCTGGGTAAAGAACTCGCCGCCGATGTTCCAGCCGATGATCTGGCCGTTGACGATGATCGGGACGCCATCAATGCCTTCTGGGAGGGTAGTAGGCGTAGTGCGCCCGCCCACAATCAGCGCACCCGTCTCTGAGACTCCCGTTTCTCCTGGTAGTGGCATCTTCTTTCTCCCAATAGAAAAGGCCCTTGACGGGCCATGATAAAATAGATTGCCTGGAGGACTACGTGCGAACTCTTATTTCACTCTTCGGGGCGCTTATCCTGGCAATGATGCTCATGTATGTGCTCACTGGCCGAATTTAACGCTGCACCGCAGCGAACGCTTGCTCCCCTAGCCCCGCTTCCTGCTCGCGGCTGAGTTGCCGTGCCAGAAGGTCGGGGTAGAAGAGAGCTAGCAAGTCTTGGTTTTCAATTAGAATTTCGTCACGTTCGGGATTCACGACGTTCGGGGCTGCCAGGGTTACAGTCCTACCTCTCCGCCTACGGCGGCGAACACTGAGACGTGGGCCAAAGTTAGTCAGCAAAAACCTAGCCACGTCAGGGTCTTGAACGAACGATATTGCGGCCATGACCGCCTGCCCTCGTTCTAGCTCTACCCCTTGGCGCAGTTGAGCCGTCTGCATTTTCGGGACGATCTCGAACAGGATGCGGTCTACCTCTTCGCCCTCCTCAAGGGAAAGACCGATGTACTTCGGTGTCTCGAACACTTCGTCCACAACGTCCTTCGCCTTGCGAAACTCCGTCACAGTCGGGGTGTCGAACTTGCGGAGCCACCCCACTACTCTCTTCTTATCCGAAGCCGACAAAGGCTTGAGAGCGTCGTCTCTGGCGTCAAAGAACCTGTCCCAGTCGATAGTCCCGTCCCTCTGGGCGTAGTCGTCTACGTTGACATCGAAGTAGGCGTCAATAGCCGCGTTAACAGATTTCGGAGGAGCCTTCCTGTCATCAAACGTGATCTGGAAGTCTTCTTTAATCTGTTCCTTGCTGGCGAAGAACTGTCGCTGGCGATCAGCGTACTTCTCCCGCCACACGTCGCCTGACCACTGGTTAGAGTTCAGCTTGGTGTCGTCGGCCAACTGCTCAACTTGCTGCCTTTCGCGGGTGGCCTCCAGCGCCTCGAACCCCTCAGATTGGGGAGTCTGCTGGCCCCTGATCTTGACCGTCTCTCCTCGTATCTCTAACTCCGCGCCGATGCGCTCCTCCACTTCATCGTCTATCTCAGCTTTGAGGGGTAAGTCGGTGGACGCTATCACCTCGTAGGTCTCTTCGATTCCTCTGTCCCTCAACACCTCGCCGCGAGTCCGATCAACGAGTTCGGGGGTACGCTCCGCTCGTAGGTTGACGCCTCCCGCTTGAATACCCAGGCCCGCCGTGCCTAACCGACCTTCGCCTGGAGTGATAAGCCCTTCGGACTCCTCAACATTGTTACGGAAGATTTCCAGCCCCGCCTGTCCAGCCCCGATAGGGGCGAACATGTCTTGCACGAGCTGAGACGTGCGGGAGAATATCCCCCCTGGGCCTACCTTGTCGATAGGAGCGCCAAAGAAGTCCGTCCCCGTTATTTGATTCCTGAGAGTCGAGACGGGCACACTGAAGCGGGCGTTCAGGAAACTCTTGGGATCGAGGATGCGGAATATCGTGTCCTGCTGCATAACGAGGTCAAGCGTGACCTCTACATCCCCCCTACCCTTGATGGGTAGTGTAGGGGCGGCAAAGTCAGTGTTGTAGCCAAAGGGTAGCGGGCCGAATTTGTCTTTCGAGACCGGGGAGAACCTGTCCAGCGGGAGTGGCTTTCCCGTAGAGGCGAAGTGGATAGTGCTTGCGAGCATCATCAAGCCGAGATACGTTCCCAGCAAGCGCGTTCGGAAAAGGGCCGCGTTCTCTCCCTTAATCGCACCCGTGAACGACCTGAGCAATCCTTCGTTCTCGCCCAGGCTGAAGAGGAAACGCGTGAGGAACCACCGAGCTTGCTTATTCTGAATGACGCTCTGAGATTCAGGGACGACGGAGTAAAGTTTATTGGTCGCCTTGGCGATCATCCCTGCCAGTTGGCGGTCGGTCGCTTCTGGGTGTTGCCGTATTACCATGGGGCCGATGTTGTTCTTCACGTCAGACAAAATGGCGGCGGGGTAGGTGCCTTGAAACAGGCCTTGACGCCACTGGCGTTCCAAGGCATCCAGCGCCCGTATTGGAGCCTTACCCAATTTGACTATTCGGGGCTCCTGTTTCACCTGCCGGATAACATCATCAAGGTCAATCCCCAGAGTTGGGTCTCGAAGACTCAATCCCTCTTCCCGCAGCATCAGGTTGGAGATTTGGCGGTCTTTCCACAGCGGTTTGGGGTCAACACCCAACTTCGCCAACCGGGCGCGGGCACCAGGGCTGAAGGTAGAGTGGACAATCTCTACAGCACTCTTGGGCCATTTCGCAAGGTGGACTACCCCAGCAGCGGGGTCGCCCCGCCTGATTGCATCCACAAATCCCGTCCATGCCCCAAAACCGGAGCGGCTCAGGAAATCGAGGTGCTGGAATACAGACCCCACCAGCTTAGCCCGTTTGGGAACGAAGGTCAGGAAGTCAACCATCTTCTGGAAGTCTACGGTCTTGCCGAGTATCTCACCCTTCCCCAGTCTGGGCATTTTGCCGTAGATATTCTCCAGGCGATTCGCCATCGAGTCGGGTACGGCCCACTGTCGCGTGTAAGCAACATCAGCCCCGTTAGCGTAAGGCTTGCCCTGGAACGCAGGCCCGACTTCTGGCACTCGCCAACCTTCAGGTATCGGCCCACCCTTAACGGGTTGAGCTATCTCTGAAGCCTGCATCTTCACAATAAGCCGCGACTGCTCCCGGTATTTTATGCCCATAAGCTGCGAGTGCCGCGCCTGTTCAGCAGGGTTCTCAAACATCGGCCTAAACCCCGCCTCGAACATCTCGTCATAAGTGGCGTCAACTCTAGGGAGCTTGAACGCAGGGTTGCGGCCCAACGAACCTCTCTGTACTCCCGTGAATAGCCCCTCTGGAGGTTTCCAGCCACGGAAGAAGTAGTCCTCTACCAACGCTTGGTTGGGATCGAAGTCAATACGCGCCGCCTGCTCCCAGTCGGTCTGAGCGCGGAGCTTGTCATAGATGGGGCGCAACTCGTCGGGGACTACTCGTTCGCCTCTGGCGACCGCGCCAGGGTTGTGCAAGAGGCTGTTCAGCTCGTCAAATGAACCTTCCGTCTTAGCTACAACTGAGCCACGGAAGTCCTGCCCCAGCCCAATCCTCACCAACTCCTTATTGTTGTCAGTCACCTCAACGGCGAGTTGCGATGCCCTGGCGTCGATAACCCCCTGGTGGCGGCGCATGAGCGCCTGGTCAGGCAGTTCGCCTTTGATGGCAGCATCCAAGATGTCGTCAAACTCAGGGTCGTCGGGGCTGGGACGTTTCGGGGCAGGCGGCTCTTGCGGCGGCCCCTTCGGCGGCGGGCCAGGGTCAGCCTTCGCTGTGTGAATGTCGAAGTCCTGCGCCTGTCGCGCCAAGTCGTCCAGAGCGCCCCCACCACGTAATGGGGGAGTCGGGGGCGTCTCATCGCCAAGAGGTTGAGGGATGCTCGGTTCGGCATCTCGTAATGGAGGAGGCTCTACGGGCCTAGTAGCGCCAGGCTTAAACTCGGCGCTCTCCATGAACTTGCGGAGCGTCCGTGCCTCTTCTGGGTGTGTGAAGCGGTTAGAAGCGCGGCGCTGAATCTCCCTAGCTATCTCATCGCGTAGGGTGAGGTCATCAGTGGATTTGTACGCTCTTATGAGGCCAAACTCATCGAGATTGCCCATGCCAGCCAGCCGCCCGCCGCCAGCCGCCGGCGCTTCACGAATACCCCTTAGCGCCTGCTGGATGATAGGGGTTTCGCGGACAGCTTGCGGTAGAGTCCGTGCCGCAGCAGCGCCCCGTGCCCCGATGGCCGTAAGGCCCCGTAGTGTACCGCGCACTAGGGCAGGCTCTAGCCCCGTGGCCAAGAGGTTAGATGACATCTGCGCCGCCAGCGCCGCGCCCCGAAGCCCTTGCGTTCCCTGCATCACGATAGGTGCAACTAGCACAAGTGCGGCGGGGTTAATTACCTCAGTCGCTATATCCTCAACGATCTTGCTTTCAATAGCCGTGGCGACACCACCAGCAGCAGGCGACACGACGGGGATACCCGCTGCCTCTACTTGCTCGAACGGCTCGGCAACGATAGGCTGCACAGCTCGCACCACGGGGCGACTAATCTCTGCACCTTCCTCGAACGCTGTCTTACCAGTTCCAGGCTGGCGGAAGAACGGGCCTCCGGCGGGAGTCGCTTCAAGAGCCTCTAAGCCCTGAGCAAGCAATCCTGGCCTGTCGGTCGGTATCGGGGCGATAGCCCCCCCTGGTGGCAAAGGGGTACGGCTCACCCTGGCCTCAGTTATGCGGGCCGCTCGCTCGTCCTGGAGTTCCTTCTCTAACCTATCAAGGGCGATGCTCTCATGGGTTGTGCCAGGGGGTGTCCCTGACGGAAAGCTCTGGCGCGTTTCTTCCAAGAGTTCCTGGAAACGCGCTCTGTTGCGGTTCTCTTCACTTATCAAGGATGTCGGGATACGCGGAGCTAACCCTCCAACGTTCTCAGGCAGGAAGGCTTCTTCTAAGCCAGGCCCACCAGCCACCCTTCCCACCTGACGGAATACGTCCTCGACGAGCGACGGTATGCCTGGCTCTCTAACTCTGCCGAGCGCGGGGTCGGGAGACACTAATCCTCTACGCGCAGCCGTCGTCTCCGGCGTCGGTCGCGCCTCTTCAGGGATGCGCCTGCTCAACTCTAACCTTCTCGCTCGCTGTTCTTCGATCTGCGTTCTGACGGAACTCACCTGGTCTAGTTGCAGTTTCCGCGCCGTCTGTTCTTCTGTCTGTAGCTTAATTTCGTCACTTCTCTGCTTGAACACGGCGTCGAGTCTCAGTTTGCGCTGAAACTCGCGCTGGGTGACGTAGTCAGTGTGCCTCTGACGTGCATCGAGAGTCTGGAACTGGTAGAGCTTAACCATTCATCATGTCCCGATACCATTTAGTGAATTGCTTAGCCCCCTCGGCGGGGCCGTGGGCGCGGTCAAGTTCCTCTCTTTTAAGGGTGAGGCCGTCAGGGTCTATCTCAATCGTCCGAAATTCCGTCAACATATCCTCTCTGGATGTCACCGTTGCGCCTGGTGGAGGAGCGGGAGTGCTAATCCGTCCCATGATGCGGTTGAAGGACTCCTCAGCTCTGTCCATGATCTCATCAAACTTAGCCACTGAGACTCTCCAGTTGGCTTTCTTGCTGGAGGGTTCCTTCCCTCATCTTGTTGGCGTTGCCCCTAGAGAGTTGCCCCAGGAGGGCGGAGCGATCTTCTTCCGCCAACCCGCTCACGGCGATCATCTGAGCGAGTTCTGGCATGTCTTTGAGGTCGTTCAATAAAGCCTCCGCATCGGCGGGAGTCAATCGTGCGCCGGACAGCGCCGCTCGCTGAACCTGCTTCTGTATACCTATCTCAATCATGGCGTTGACGATCTTCTGTTCGGCCAGGGCGTCAGCCATGTCCTGCGGGGCCTCGATGTCCAGTTCAGCTTCTCGGGCGTAGTTGTCCGTGACCAAAGGATGCTGAGGGTCAGTGAGGGCGGTCGCCCTGATAACTGCCCCACCCTTATCCACGGGGAGGCCAAGCTTGATTTTCCCTCTGGTCATTCTCTCGTTTTCCCTGATGTCGTCGGGGGTAACGGTGATTTCCTTCCCCTTGCCATCCTTGCCTACCCCCCTGACGGTGACCTCTTGGTCAAGTGAAAGAACCGAGCGGAAGAACAACTCCCCAACCCGTGCAAACCCCTCTTCGAGATTTCCGTGCGCGACGCCTAATTCACCCAACGCGGCCTGCCTACCTTCGGAAAACCTAACAGCGCTCTCCCCCGACGGCCCCTGACCTATGACCTGTGGCCTCCAACCTCCAGCTCTGTCGGCGTAGGTGGCAACAAGCGAGAAGTACGCCCCCAGCTGAGGGTTAACCGTGGCGGTGGGGTATCTCCCCGCGTCCTCCGTCCCGTTCTCGTCCATATAGAGGATAAGAGGCTGGTTGGGGCTCACGTCGATGCTTTTTTCCTCCAACCCTAAGCCTGCCCTGAGCCTGGGGTTCATCTTTATAATGGGAGGAGACTCGACCTCTTTTCTCATCACGGTGCGCCAGTCAGTAATCGTCTCGTCTAGGCTCTCGGACATGAACCTCAGATGATAAAACGACCCCCTTCGGTTGTGGCCGGACTTGTTCTTGCGGATGGGGTCACGCTGGATTCGGACATAGGGGTAAGTTCCTAAACCGTGCTTCCACGGCTGCTTGAGGAACTTGGGCTCTATCGCCTTTCCGGCGACTTTGTTGACGAACCCGTCCCTGCTTCCCAATACTGAGGCGACGTGAGTGTGATTTGCCCACTCAATGACTTTAGCGTCTTTGTTGTTCCCAATATCGCCGCCGAGTTCTTCGATTTCTCCCTTAGTCAGGGTGCGGATTTCGTAGATTTCCGCAATGCCTCTTTCGTCCCAAACGGGATATACGGAAATCGGGTCAACGTACCTCCACACGATAGCGCAATTATCCCTGCGGTAAACGCGGGCTTTTTCTTTCGCCTTCTCGACCTCTTTTACGTCGGCTCCTTCAGCGACTAATGCGTTCCACGCATCAACCAGGCCTTGGTATTGGTCATCGCTCCAGAACTGAGGGGCGGGAAGGACTTTCGACCACGCCTCGCCGAGTAAGTCCAGGTCGAGAATCCCTGTGTTCCAGACATCGAAGTCACCCTGTGCTTCCCAGATGATAGTGTTCAGCCATGGCTCCAACGTCCCTGAGGCGTGATCTTCGGCCTTTATCCCCCCGAAGGCGATGACTCGGCAAAACGGCTTCGGTCTTAGAACGTTGACGTTGCGGTCAACCATCATCCCGACCGTGCCGGTGCCGATGGGCTTAGGCTTGAAATCTCCCTTCACGCCTTTTCGGCGGGGATCGTAAGCCTCGACAACCCTATCCTGTGTGTATTGGTCAATCGCCTGGTCGTCTAGCGTGCGCTGCGAGCCAGAATCTTTTTCCAGAGACTCCGCCTTCTTTGCAATCTGTTCAGCGGTCAGTTCGCCCGTTCTCACGCCAGGACTCCATGCTCTACTATCTCCGGGGGCTTGAATCCAATCGGCATCGCTTCTATCTCCTGAAGGCAATCGCTGCCCGCGTCCACGGCATGATCGGGGGTGTTAACATCAAAACGATCCGTCTCCAACTCTCTTCCTCTTCGTTTCGCCCAGGACAGTCCTAAAATCTCACGGATGAGGAAGTGAGACTCGTCACAGACCGTCAGCATCCCCTGACTCAGCGGGGTCAGCCACGCCTTCACTCTTAATTCAATCCTGTTTGATCTTGCCTTGATCGCGGGGATACCCTTGTCGTTCATCCACTTAATCCTGTCTTTCCCCGAAGGGTCGCAGACGAACAAAGTTATCCCATCGTCCATCGCGTCCCCGCACGCTTTTACGAACGTCTCGTCGTCGCACTCTCTTTGGTACAACCATTCCTTCATCCACCTATGCCCAGAATTGGTGACGGCGCACTCCACGATTGCGGTAGGACTCTGCACCCCGAAGTCCACGCCCGCTATTTTTCGTATGAACAAAGTATCCGGCCAGGGTGAGACGTGCTTATCAACGTCGAAGTTGGGGATGACTAGTCCCGACATCTGGACGAACTCGCCCAGGACTCTTTCTCGGTACATCGGAGTACCGGGGATGTAAGCGAGGGACATCCTCTCGATGTACCCCTCTGGTAAGTTAGCTTCATTCTCGGTGGTCGCACCGTGGAACAGCAGATGTCCGGTTTCTTTCGCCGTCGGGGAATCGACCCACTCTCGCCACAGCCAGTTGTATCCAGAAGGGGTTGTCGCCACCCCTAACCAGTGACGAAATCCTTTTTGCCTCAACCTTCCGACCAGATTTAAATAAGCCTGCTCCTGACTTCCATGTTCAGTCGATCCGGCCTCGTTCATTAGAGCCCAAGCTACCTCGAACCCAACCAACCTCTCAGGCGTCTCAGCAGCCTTGAGCATCCACACACAGCCGTTTGAGAACTCAATCCGATGGTTGGGGCCACCCTTTCCTTGTTCCTGCCAGAACGAGCCCTCATACTCCCCGAAGAAGGTTCTCAGCGTCGGGAGACACGATTCTTGGAACATCGCCGCTACCGGTTCCGTCCAGACTCCCCTTGAGCCAGGGTTCTCTATCGTGTACATCCAGCACTTAATCACCCCACCGGCTGTTTTTCCCGAACCTTGGCCCCCCATGAACGCGGGAAACGGGGCCTCGGAACGCACAAACCCGTCCTGTGCTCCCTTGTTCAGAGAGATTTCGACTTCAGTTGTCATTTCGTGATGGACTCTCCTGTGCGTCTGTCGCGCTTCCCCTCAGCCCGCTCCTTCTTTTGGGCCTTTTCTTCTTGTGCGCCAACCCACTCTTGCCCCACTACCCAACTCAGCCCCACCACCATCGACATCGCCTCATCCGGCCTCATGTAGAAGAAGATGTCGGGCTTTCCTTGCTTCCACCATTCCAGCCTCACTACATCCCTTATGCGGGCATTCTTAGGATTGAGGTTGTGGACGTAGCCAATTCGGAGGAAGCCGTTTCTGTAGCTGCGGCGGAATAGCCACGTCGTCCTCTGTCTCATTTTGTGATGGAACGCTCCCTGAGCGGGCCGCTGCTAGCCCCCGTCGCTAACTCCCACAAAAGCGCCCTTACCAACTCCTCCTTAGAGTCTGGTATGTCGAACTCTGTCTCTCCCGTGGGGTAGATGATTTTGACTTTCATCCCCTGCTCCTTTCCCTGTAGGCCCGCTTCCGGCAGGCCGCGCATGTGCTCCGCCCCGTTTCATTTGGCTTCCCACACTCGCAGACATCAGGTTTTCCTGACATGTTGTCGATGGGGACATTGTCTCCAGTGGGGACACCGGGTGTGGGGACATCTTGTGTAACGCCCAACGTCCCTGCCTGGGCCTCTTGAAGTACCACCTTGGATGCCTCTAGCCCAGACATTCCTCGGGCCTTTAACTCTCGGTGTCTATCCATGACTAGCTGTGTACGTGGGTTCATTTCAAGTACCGCTTCTTCGCACCTCGCCTAGATAGGATTGGAGGTCCCTTTGTAGCTAGCCGAGCCCTTGTGATCTTAGGCTTCATGGTGCCTCCTTATGTCAATAGTCCAAATACGGGGCCGCGTCTGGGAGTCAATACCCTAGTGGTATACAGAGAACCGCCAATCGGGAACCCGTCCCCTGGTTCGCACTATATGTCTTAGGTCAAGTCCCCACAGATACAGAATCACACTTGACACTTGTTATGGCGAGGGTTGCACGGATCATGGACTGTGTGAACCTATGCAACTAAGGTGCTGACGTGGACGTGAGGGTGTTGGTGTCTTTTGTTTCTGGCTCTATCGGAGAGTTAACACTATCCGCCGTAGCCAGCGCCCACAACGTCCACCAGTCATACTCTGTTGGAGTCCGGGTAGCCACGTATCTACCTTGCACTAGGTGCACCATTAGGAGAGTCTGCCAACTAGTCACGGGTCACCAGGTTAAACTGTACGTTCATCTGATTACTGCTACTGTTAGCCTTCTCCCAGTCTGTACGGCGCTGCATAGCAATACCGTAAGCTACGGGCACCTGACTGTCGGAGATACCATCAAGGGCTGTGAGCATCCGCTCAGAGGCTCTCATAGCCACGTCAGAGGCTACAGCGACTAGTTGTTCCTTCCGTCCCCCTTGGAGGCGTTCAAGTAGCGTCTCCTTCTCTTGGGCCCAGCGCCAGAGGGCGTTGTAGCTAGGGCCCTTGAGTTCCTTCTCTGCCATCTCAGCCTTGAGCGCTACGTGCGCACCGTGGACGGTGCCGTGCGCCTCCATTAGCTCTAGGGCACGTTCCACAATCTCCCGTGGGTAGCTGGGGTACATCCTATCGAACAGCACCGGCCTTAGCTCAGTCATCTATACCACTCCCTCTAAAATCACCGTACATTCTATAGCTTCCTATCTTGACAAGCCTATTCTTAGGGTGTACTATCATCATAGTCATATTAGTAAGGAGTAGGGACATGAAGTGCGACAGGCCCGCAGAGCTGGAAATCACCACGTTGAGCGAGTTAGAGCCTGGTACGCGCTTCCAGTATCGCGAGGGCAGCCCAATGCACAAACTAACGGCTATCACTCAGCGCTCCCCAAAGGACACTCCCCTAGCGCACGAGACTGACGCTAAGGGCCGCCCGTCCACCATCCCAGCCACCACTCTCGTTATCGCGCACGTCAATTGCCACTAGCCTCAGTAGTAGAAAGGATCATGAAGATGGCAACGCATATTCAGTGCATTGAATGCGGGCGGGTTTATCCACTGGCGGATGCTGACATCAAGTTGGGAGGTAACTGCCCATCGGACGACTGCCCCGCAAACAATGAACACCCTGCGACTGGGACACTAACACTCCTAGTCAGGACCGAACGGGGAGCCTAGTCCCCCCAGCGTCCCGTCCATCACATGATGGGCGCGATGCCGGACGGAGTAGTAAGAAAGGAAGGGAATTATGGCAAAAGTCACCGATGAACAGGTACGCGACATGATGACCGCCCTGAAAGAGTTCGGCTACCCTGTTGACTTCGCATACTGCCGCAAGTCCGTCGATGATCTCATGGCTGGCGAGAAACCCATAGGTGGCCCCCAGGGATTCATTCAAGGATGGCTCCGAGAGGCTAAGCTACTTCCAGACGCCTAGCCCATTTTATTATAGAGAGGAGACGAGCAAATGGAACTATCCCGCTACACTCAAGACTGTGGCTGTTCGCTCTCAGTGTACTCAGGAACCCACGAGTGGTATATCTGCTCACTCCACTACGCCGCGCCTAAGCTCCTGGCCGCGCTGGAAGGGCTCGTGGGGGCCTTCCGAGACAACCCCAACAAACCTCGCAACAGCAAGGACTGGGAATATACGATAGAGACTGACGTGTTCGCGGAAGCAATACCCCAGGCCCGCGCCGCTATTGAGGCCGCGAAGGGAGAGAGGTAAGATGAGTAATCCCAATCCCGAACCTTGCCGCTGCAACACAGAGAGGCAAAACCCCAACTGCCACATTGACCACACCCTCAGTATCCTAGAAGCAAACCTCGCCTTCCCTCAGAGAGGACAGAGCAGCAACCCCATGAACTCACGCTGTGGCCTGGAGGACTGCGACTGTGGGTACGTGATCGAGAAGCTGATGGAGACCTTGAACGTAGTTCGTGGAATCCTGCCCGCCTCCGGCAGCATCGGTAGCGACTACCTTCACCTGATAGGCAATATGGGCCGAGACATCATAGACGAGGGCCTAAAGGAGGCCGCGAAATGAAACCCACGTTCGTTTGTAAGGTTTGCCAGTATCAGTGGACGCCCAGACCTGGAAGCCTAGAGCAAGGACGCACTAAGCCTGTCCAATGTCCAAATCCTAAGTGCCAATCCCGTGACTGGGAAGGAGACTGAAGTGGCATACGATCCAACTTGTTACGTCTGCGGCCACACTCCAGAGGAACACCGCAATGGTGACTCAGAGTGCGAGTTCGAGGATGGCTGCGATTGCATCTGCTTCGAGCCGCGAGAAGATGACGAAGACGAAGACGAAGAAGCCTAATCAAGTAGGGGCCAGCCGAAACTGACCCCCATTCGGACACGATAGGAGGTTCTACCGATGTCCACAAACAGCGTAGCACAGTCCCGCGAGATTAAGAACGGCGGCGACTCTAAGCTAGTCGTCAGCGCCGGAACCTGGCGGAAGAAGGGATACGTTGACATTCGCAACTACTGGCGATCCCCTGACGGTGAGTGGCATCCTACTAAGCGCGGCGTCCGCGTCGGCGAAGATGACGCCCGTAACATCGCGGCTGCTATCTCTACCCTTCTCCCTGCATCACGAAATGGCCATACGAAACCCACCCCTACCACAATCAAGCGCCCCTACAAGCCACCTGTACGGCATGAGCCCGCCACAACCTTCCGCCCACGCTACCTTACCCCTGGCAAGGATCACCGCCGGACTCACGGTAAGGCTACGTTCAAGCGTAACGGCACCTGCAAGACTACCGCCTATTGGGGTAACTCGATCCACGCTCCCATATCCGCCGAAGAGTGGGCTGTCTGTAGTGCCATCACCCAGGCCGTCCAGCACGTCGGCGGCTATCCCCAAAGCAAGCAAGTCATCCGCCCGTCCGTCTTAGTACCCCCAAGCGTATACCGGCCCAACAGCCTGACAAAGCTAGCCGCATAATAGACGAAAGGAGACTAACCATGAAGATCGAATCCATGCTCCGCGACTTAGGCCGCGCCCGCCGGCAACAGGCCCGACGTATCCAGAGACGCGCTCAGTTGCGCGAGAACCTGCGCCGGACCATTCATACGGCCATCTGGGTGTTCGCTACCGTAGCCCTCGCTGCGTGGATGCTCAGTTGGTAGGAGGGGAACTATGAGACGTTGGACTAACACAATCAACATCAAACCGTTTATTGACCCAACTCAGCCCGCCGATGTAGTAGCTAGGCGCATCCAAGCCAAGCTCATTGCAGCGTTCTCAGACCCAGGGTTTGATCTTGCTGACATCATCGACGACTTTGAGGATATCCAGACTGTCGAAGAGTGCGACGACGCACTAGAGCGCCTGTACGACTGGGCCGACGCTAACAACGTATGGCTCGGGCTCAAGTCCTAGCATTTCGTCATGGAGATACACCACGAACGCTTAACCTACACCAGCGAACCTGTCTTCTCTAAAGACGCACTCATGGAGGGAATTATGGAACACAAACTCGGACACGGCGATTGCCCTGCTTGCCAGGAAGAGGGTGCAAGGCTGACTCTAGAGCTAGCCCGCGCTCGTAACGAATTGCAGTTCATGGCATCCACCGAGAAGGGCAAGCTCCGCGCCATCAACGCCAAGCTCCTAGCCGCGCTGGAAGCGATAGTCCCAACAGCAGCGAACATCTCAGTGGCTACTATCGCTGAACGCCTGAACGTTTCGGAGATAATCGTTGCGAAGGCCCGCGATGCCATTGAGGAGGCGAGGAAGTGAAGCGCCGCGTCGGATTTGTCGGCAAATCACATGTACCTGTGGGCGTCGCGTTTGCGGGCATCCTACACCTAGAAAGCACACCTTTGAGCTTCATGTCACTCTGCGACCGCCGCCTGACCATGATGGCCGATCCAGACAAACTACTCCAGGACAACGGCTACATCATTAAGGAATTGAAAATCTGCAAGCGGTGTAGTGCAAAGGCTAACATTTAGAGCGTCCCCGCAAGGACGCTCATCGTACCATAGAAGCGTATCACTAGGAACGGGAGACGTCAAATGGATGAAAAGCAGCAGTGCTCCGCAATCGTCCGCAACCGCCGATGCTTCATTCCAGCCTCTGTCGTTGAGTATAGCCGCTGGTGGTGCAGTCGCCATAGCAAGGCGGGACTAAGACACTCTCGTCACAGGACAAAAGCCCGTCGCCTAGCCGTTAGTGACCGCGACGCCGTTCAGTGAGTCAGTCATTTCCTGGACGGCGGCTTTCTCTATCTTGTTCACTTCCCCAGCGGTTATCCCCCAGAAGTCCCCAACCTTCTCTCGCCAGTTGTATACCGACATTCCGTTGCGCCAGCTCGTCCCCTCTTTGCCCCCACCCAAACACAGCACGGCGAAGGTGATCTTCTCCCAGTTATACGGCAAGTTTCGCATCGCCCCCTCTAGGTCCGCCCAGACGCAGCTAGTCGCCGCATACGGGGCTTCTTCTAAGGGCGGCACCCTAACAGCCAGCTTATCGTCCGGAGGGCGGGGACGGGTATCCATGGCGCGTCTCTGGTAGTTGCAGAGGTAGCCCCGCACTAGGCCAGTGGTGTACGTCATCCCTGCCAAACCTGTTCCACGTCTTCGCCCAAATATTCCTTGAGTTCTTCTATCCAAGCCTTAATTAAATACGAGGAAGGCCACAGCTCTCTATCATCGAACTCCCTCACGGCTTCGGGCCGCCCTTCCACAGAACCAATGGTTACGAGCCGCGCTATATCTCTCTCAAACCGAAGCCTCATGCCTATCCCTCCTCCGCGTGCTGGTCGCCCTTCATCAAGCAATCCGAGTTCGCGCAGAATTGGTGCGGGTCATGGGTGAGCCCGCCGGGATTCCCTTGACGGGGATGGAGGGTAAGTAGCTCTTTCATATCCCTCCTCAAGATGGCGACGTTGACCCACATAGCAACGGCCTGGCCCACGCCGATGACCGCCAGCGTGACAATGCCAGGGATAACATATCCGTCCACCGCTACCTGTAAGAGTATCACCGCATCACCCGCGAGATCGTCACAGTAGACAACCTGAACCGCTCCGCTACCTCGCTCCGCGACATCCCCCCACCACGTAACGCCCTGATAGCCTCGTCACGTAGTTCAATGGGAGCCAACCGGCATGGGTAGTCCTGATCGGCATCGTAGCACGTCACGCACAACTGACGGCGACAGAACGGGCACTCGCCCAGCTCCGCCTCTACCCCGCAGCGTTGGCAGCTAGTCATACTCTTTCAACACCCGCTCACCGGCTGCCAAGTGCAGCTCTTGGAAGATTAGCCTCGCCCTTGTGTCGGCAACAGCCTGCCGCGTCTCGTCCAATCTCTTCTTCAGCCAGTGTAGATTAGCTTTCTTCTTCGCAGCGGTGCTGGCCGAATCGAAGACTAACCCCCGCCACGCCTCCTCTAGGCTTTTGTCTAGGGCGTTCACTTGGCCCTCGTGAAGAAGTAGAAGGCGATCACTAATAGCGTCACTTCCTTGATGTCCTCTGCGGGAATTTCACCCGTGATCGCTAGGTAGGCGTACACCCCGCCGATTACGAACGCCAAGATAGCGCGGACTCTCAGCGCCCCGCCCTCTGAAAACAAGCTCCTGATTATCTCGCTCATCGTCGCCTCCGTTCAGTAGCCTCGCACGGGCAGCCGTCAAGGTGGTCAAGCCTCCACTGTTCTTCTTCTTGCCAGCGTCTCTCAGCCTCTCGCCTAGCCCTCTCTCCTTCGGCGCGGGTCACAGTACGAGCCACCGCAGGAGGACGCAGATTGAACAGCCACTCACGAAGCCACTTCATCGTCGCCTCCGTTTCTCCGGCTTCCAGTACGCCATCTTCGCTAGGAACGCCACGCCGCCGAATGCCGCGACAGCCGCGAAGCCCCAGCCGATGATGACCACGATCTCCCCAACTACAACTTGTCCTTGACGGCCTTGACCGCCTGCTCGTCTGTGTAGCCTCCGCCCCCACTCGCTTTAATCAGCCCGTTCACGATGTTCCTCAGGTGGGCATTCAACGCTGGTAGGTTGTCGGCAATCTGCTTGAAGCGCCACTTAGAGTTGTTGTTGGCCTCTATTGCCTTGCCCACGATCTTCTGTACCGTTGCTTCATCCATACCGTCCTCCAATGATGAAATGAACCTCGCCCTGTCGAACTTCGGGCCAATATCCGTCTTGCCCGCTTCCCGACCCTGCTTTGTGTCCTCGTGGTCTACAAACCCGCTCCCATCCTCGCCGTCCCAGTAGTCCAACCAAACAGGAGTCACACCCAACTTGACGTAGTTCTGGCCTATCAAGGCAGCGTTGGCGTAGTGGCCGTCTGTGAAGTCTCTGTCGATGGTGGGCTGCGTCATCTCTATGCTCCATGATCGCCCGTTCAGCCAAGCGGAGTGCCAGGCAATGAGTGAGTCCTGAACGACCCTGACTCGCTCTAGTTCACTCAGCACCCAATGAGACGACGCCCCCTCGGGGTTGACAAACCAGTTTAAGGTGGATTGCAGCTCCTCCGCGTCCGTCTTAGTCGCTATCGTGCTGCGCGTAGCGTGCATGACGACGATCTCCGGCTGTCGGAGGAACGGCCCACTGTCGTTGCCCGCGATCTGCTGCGTAGCGATCACTTCGCCATGAACCTCACGTAGACGTCGGCCTTCTTCGCCGTAGCCTCGGCTTCCTTGTCCCGCTTGAACATGGGCGGAATGTCGCAGGGAATGTCGCGGGTTTCCAGATACGACTCGCTATCTGAGACGGTTTCGGGGATGTCCAGTGCTTTGTCGCCGTCAACCTCGCGGCAGAACTCCCTGACCGATTCATCGAGAAATGGTGTCCCGTAGATGTCAGCCCACGCCATGATGACTCCCAGAAGAATCCAGCACACGTTTACTTTCGTCGGTATTTCGTCCTGCGACATTCACGACAGAGGCGCTTCCCCCGACTCCGATAGGTGTTCGCATCTGAGTACTCATGCCCTTCAACGCAGTGAGTGCGACGCGCCTCTCTCGCCGCCAACCCGTCGCCCCGCAAGATGTTCTCACGCATAGTTACAGGCTCTAAGTGCACCGGGTTAACACACGCTCGATTGCGGCAGAGGTGGTCTATCGTGAGACCTTCAGGGATGGGCCCGACCAAGCGCTCAAACGCTAGGCGGTGTACTTGGTGGTTCCGCCCGCGCCAGCTAGAGTAGCCGTATCCTCTGCTTTTACCGCCCTGCCACTCCCAGCATCCGTTATCGAGAACGTGAACCTTATCCCAGAACCGAGCAAGCAGACGGGGATCGCCAAAGACAGGAGAAGTGGTAAACTGTAGCTGCATCGAAAGACTTGCCTTTCGTTGTCGTGGGGTCGGACGTGTTGCCACGTCGCGGCCCCGTTCTATTGCTACAACCATTGTACCACCCTAACGGCTAAGCCGCCCTCTCAGTCGTGCATTATATCACAGCCAGGCTCTCCCTAAATAGATGCACCACGCGCCGTCGCTTCTCCCTCGATTTCAGTAAGGCGTAGCAAACCATCACCGTCCTAGCGCAACGGTCACAGTACGAGCGGTGATCGTTATGGACCTTGTTCGCCTGCCAGCTCATTCCTTCTCCCCCTGGGGCACACAGTCCGGGCAGGGGCCTTGAAGATAGCAGGGATGTGGATGAACGTTGTGCTCACACGTACCAAACGCCTTCTGCTTTCCCCCGCACGTCGCGCACGGCTGGGCTAGGGCACGGACTTGTCGCTCGCTCATACGCAAGAAGCTCATTGCCTCGCGGCGGGCATCGTTGTCCGGCATCCAACCCACAGCACCCTGTAAATGTCTCTTAGCCTCCGCGAAAACAAGACCGTGAAGACGACATTTCCCACACGTTTCCTGCTTCTCCAGCGCCGCCACCAGCTCCCCCTCACGGGACGAGTCCAAAGCAGTAAGCGCCTCGTAAGCAATCGGCCAAACGCACTTAGGGTCGTGCATTACAGGTGCGAGTACGCCACACGTTTTGCACGTCCCCTCTGTGTCCCTAGCCGTGCTGAACACGGGAAGTACCTGATCCAGCAGCGCCGATGTCGTTATGGGCTGGGCCAAGTAAGCGTCGATGTCCTCTAGGGCCATCACGACGTTGGGAAGGCTCACCTTCTGCCTGTCCGCATCGGCAACGGTTGCTCTCAGGTGTAGACGTGTCCGTTCCAGTAGCCCCCTGTATGTCGTCATGGGGACTCCTCCGGCATCGCACTTCGCGGGAGTAGGTGGATATGACCATCGCCAACACCTGGGCAACAATCGTAGTAGGGGGGATCGCCAGGAAGTACAGTCTCCTCGTTGAAGACATGGCGCTGGTACTCGTCTATCCACTCGTCAAGCCCAATGTGGCGCTCGCGAGCAACTTCTTTTGCCAGCGCCTTTGCTTTCTCACGCTCTCGCCAGGCTGTCCAGAATGGAATACTCATCTCCCCTCCTCGATGGCGGCACAGGCTATCAACATACTGAACCTCGCACTTCCTTGACCAACTCAATCATCCCCGTAAAGCCACAGTCGCACGGGTGCCCTGACGCGACTTGGCCGACCACAGATACGCAATCCTTCGTATGCCAGAGGAACGGCCATCCAGCGTCCAACGTCACCTTCCGCCGCTCTGCCAGCGCCTTGTAGCAGTCGCGCTCATTCCGGTAGAATGCTGCCAAATCTATGCCCGCGAGCAGCGCTTGCTCGGCCTCCTCCACCCGCTCCTGTAGGCGGGCGTTCTCGGCCTTGAGCCTAGAACAGGAAGCCATATAGTGTTCAAGTTCGTCGTTTGCGCTCATTCGCTCTCTCCCCAAATGTCCTCGATAGCCTTGCAGATACCAGGAGCCTTGTTAACCGACCGAGTGTGTAAGAGTGTCATTGTCTGTTCTCTCTTCTCCTGCGCCTCCTCTAGTGCCGTGACAAGAGCGGCCAGGAAGGAGCCACCGCACGGCCACACACAGAGACAGCCCTGACAGAAAGCGCCATTTTGCACATGCGGGCCGTCCGCCTCGTACCGCGCCTTTATCTCTGGGATGTTAAGCATGGGCGCGCTCCCTCATTAGCCCGTCGATGAAGGCCGTGATGTCCAGCAAACAAGTTTTATTCCAGACGGTATCGGGCTCAGGCATCAGCGTGTATTGACGCCACGGCCCGTACCATTTCAACAGGCCGAGGCGAGCACCCTGAGAGCGGGAGTCCACGCTATACACCTTCGTCTTGCCGGTATCGTGAACCATAACGAAGTCCAGATATTCGCTCACTCGCGTCCCCCTAGCTCCACACACTCCTTGCAGGACCGGGCCAGCCTGAACTCAATCCGAGCTACCGTCTCGTGGTACTGGATGGGGCCGTGCAACTTCTCCCAATAGTTGACGAAATCCCCATAGCGCCTGAAACCCTCGCGCCGCACCTCTCCTGGCCGCATGACCATGCTCAACCGCTGCTCCTGGACGCTCAGTATCTCGATGTGCCCGACGTGCTTCTTCCCCCGGCCGGGCTGGATCGCGTACACCTTGCCCACCTGATACCGAGACGAACGGCGGCGCGTGACGATCTTCTCGCCGGACAGGACTTTCTCGATTAGCTCCTTGCCGAATATCATGATCCCTCCAACTCCACAATTACCTTCTTCTCCCCGCGCTCCCACTTCGGCGTCAGTATCTTGAGCTTGTCGTGCGAGTCGTCCTCCAGCACCCCCATCTCCACTAAGGCGTCCCACAAAGGCTTCAGCATCGCCATGTGGTTGTCGGGGTCTCTTCGCCGGGCGTCGCACACGAACGTCACCTGAGCCGTCACGGGGGGCTTGAGGGATGGCACATGGGACGCCCACTCTCCCTTGATTATCCAGCCGCAATGCTCTTTGTAGTTCGCCTTCATTCGCGCCACTTGTCGCCAGTGGGCCCGCGAGTTGGGGCTGAGCGCCGCCGGCGGCCAGGGGAACTCGTACCTAATCATCGCGCTTGCAGGGGACTGCGACTGTCACTGGCTCAATCCCACCATGTGAAGGTACTCGCAGAGCGCCATGTTCAAGTCCTTGAGGTCAGCGTCCGTAAGCCCGTTGAAACGCACAACCGTCCGACTGCCCAGCGTTTTGTGAAGAAGACTGACGGTGCGACTCCCCGCCATCTTGCCAGGGCCTTGATTTGTACGCACGGTGAAGCGTCCAGCGCTCACAGAGATGCTGTCCTCGTAGATTTTATCGCTCACGGCACCCACTGGCAGTACGGCCACGGCGAAGTCACCGTTCCTTCCCTAGATAGCTTCCAGGCTGCGAGGGCATTGTTCCACGGGTCCAAAAGCCAGTCATATCCGTACCCATGCCCAAGCCACACCTGGAACAGACCCACGTAGGCTCCCCCGTAACCGATAGCGTCGGGGTGCATTGATGACTCGCAGAGGGCGACGGCGATCCAGTAATCACAGCCGTCTCCGAATCTGTCGCAGATGATTCCTTCGATGGAGTTTGGGGCTGTGACATACGGGAGCGTGCTGGGAGACGGAAAGGGTCTATCTCCATCAGGGGCATCGAAGGTATACTGGCCCTTATCTCCGCCATAAGCGCCAACCGCTCCAATCGCCTCCTCTTCTGTCTCGCCTCGAACTCCTTGAGAGCTTGGTGTATCTCCCAACAATTCCGGCATCGTCTCCGGTGTAGCCAGCGATGGAATAATCTGAGGGGGGATAACATCATTCCTCCTTTGCGGCGAGGCGACGGGCGCGGCTGTCTTGTCGCCGACATTCCCTACACCATCGCTTCCTGCCTGAAACATAAGTGTTGAGAAGGTCAAAAGCGTGGCCGCGAATACAATGCGTTTTGCGAGCGTTCTTCGCCGCAGGACAAGTGCCCCGCAGAATATTAACCCTGTCAGTCGTCGCCTCAAGGTGGTCAGGCCGAACACAGAGTGGCTCCCGGCACAAGTGGTCGATAGAGAGGCCCTTTGGTATGGGCGCTACAAGGTGTTCGTATATCCAGCGATGGGCGCGTACTGCCTTGCTGCCTGAAAGCCAGAAGCTGCCATATTGGGCACTCCTGCTCGTCCAGCGCCCGCCGCGCCAGAGCCAGCAACCGCTCGGCTGAACCGCGACTCTCTTCCAGAAACGGGCAGGTAGGCGGGCATCGCCAAACAGGGGAGAAGTGGTAGACTGTAACTGCATCGAAACCAACCTTTCGGTGTCGGGGGGTCGGACGTTTACCGCGTCGCGGCCCCGCTCTGTATCTACCACCATTGTACCAGATTCCTCCATCTAGGCCAGCGCCTCGCCGCGTTCGTGCTTCACCTTCCCACAAAGACAAGTCCGCTCGATGTCCCAATTCATCTTGAAGTAGGGACAGCGCCGAACCCGCTTGCGCTGAACGTTCAGTATCCACCTCTTCCAGTCGTGTCTGTGTGTCATCTGTCCCTCCAATCAGTACGGCCAAAACCGCCAGGACTAAGAATCTAATGTGGTGCGGACTGCTCCATTAATCCCATCTGCGCCGTCCTCTCCCGCGCCATCCGGCAGTAGTCCTCGCTGGCGTCGATCAGGACCGAGTGCCGGCCCAACCGCTCGGCCACCAAGCCCACTGTTCCTGAGCCGGCGAACGGGTCCAGCACCTTACCGCCCTCCGGACAGCCCGCCAGGATGCACGGCTCCACCAACTTCTCAGGGAAGGTTGCGAAGTGGGCTTTGGCGTAGGGCTGCGTCGCGATCTCCCACACGGAGCGGCGGTTGCGGCCACCTTGCGGACCGCCAAGATTCGTGCCGCCCTTAGACGGCTCGCCGGGATAGCCTCGCTTACGCCGATGGCCGTTCTCATTCGTGCGCGGATCTCCAACGGTGGCTTCAGCCTTCGGCTCCCGTATCGCGTCGGCATCGTAGTAGTAGCGGGCGCTCTTACTCAGCAGGAACAGGTACTCGTGGCTCCGCGTCGGCCTGTCCGTCACCGACTCCGGCATGGGGTTGGGCTTCGACCAGATGATGTCCGATCGCAGCCACCAACCGTCCGCCTGCAGCGCGAAGGCCACGCGCCAGGGGACGCCCACGAGATCCTTGGGCTTGAGGCCGTCAGGTGTCGGCGGCCGGGTCCCCTTCTTCTCAAGGCCAGCGAGCCGCCCGTCGCTGTTCAGTCGCTTGCCAGGATCACGATAATCGCGTCCGCCGCTGCTGTAGGAATCCCCGAGATTCAGCCACAGCGTCCCATCGTCGCGCAGCACACGCCGGATCTCGCGCATCACCTGGACGATATGCTCCACGTACAACTCCGGCGTCGGCTCTAGACCCAGCGAGCCGCGCCAGGCGTTGCAGCGGCGGCAGAAAGCGCCTTGCGATACACGCTCACCCTTCACCTTCGCCCCTGGTGGCCCCCCTGTCGTCCATTCCATATCGCCGCGATTGCTGTCGTTCGCCTTGCTGACGATGCTCTCGCCCCACTCGTGCTCACACTCAGAGCCCCACACACCAGGCTCCAGCCCGTAGTCTCGAAGCCCCCAGTAGGGCGGGGACGTGATGCAGGCGTGAACCGAGCCCACCGGCATCGCGCCCAGGGCGTCGCAGGCGTCGGCGCAGATGATGTCGACCGTCATCCCAGTGCCAACTTTTGAGTGCGATTGAAAATCGAAGCGAAAAATTGGCTATTAACGTTGGTGCTACTAAGCAAGTCCATAGGTAATACAGAACTACGCATCGCCCTCTGCCTCTGTTTTCTGTGTCTGTTCTGTTTCTGTATCTGGGGGCGTTACACGTAACGGCTCTGTAACGTTTCCTGTAACGCCGTTGCGGTGTTTCCTGACGCGGGCCGCGACGTCATCGCTGAGGAACTGCCGCTGGTCCCAATTGTGGGGCTTCAGTGTGCCGTCCTCGTCGTCAAGGAGGTCGCGCCCCAGCAAGTCGGCCAACAGAGCCTCCACCTTCGCGGGGGAGCGGTTGAAGTGATAGGCGATGTCCACAACAGACGGCAGCACACCCCGCGGCTTGCCCTCGTTGGCGATGCAGAGGATCAGTACCCAGTCCTTGAACAGCCCACACGGGAGTCGCCGGACCTTCGGGTCGTGCAGCACCTCAGAGTAGACCCGGAACCACTTCATGTCAGCTCCCAAACAAAAGGAATCGGCCCGCCCTTCAGCCGGTAAGCACAGGCGAGCCGAAACCAATTGTCCAGATTTAACTGGCGTATGAAAACGCTTACCGGCTGCATGATCCTACTGGCATTATAGCACAGCCTGGGCTTTCAGAACGCTGATAAGTTGCCGCCCGATGTACTCTGTGTAGGCTGGAGGGATGGCTTGGGATAGTTCTTTCCTCGTCATCCAATCAATGCCCATTCCGGCACAAGTAGCCTCGAACTCTGCCTTACTACGATGCGCCCCAGCAGAATTGGCTAGCGTACTCACCGTTCTGTCGGGGCGGTGATAAACGCCAACCCGCGCACGTCCCTTTAACATTCCTCCTGCTAGTATCGTTCGCCGGTGACGCGGGTGCCCAGGTTGCATCCAGAACCAATCTGACTCGAAGTAGCGATGGCGGTAGAAAGGTAAATCGAACATTCCGCCACAGAGCCAACCGGCCTGCATTCCATTCGGGCGAGAGCGGCTTCGGCGAGCTCCGGTTACGTTCTCAATGACGTAAGGCACTCTCGCCGCCAGCAATAGTTCCCGCGTTGGTTCAATCAGAAGAGGATATTTCTTATCACGGAGCCAGGGAAGATGCCGCATGATGCTATAGCCCTGACATGGAGGACTCGCGTGAATCGCGTCGAAGCCTTCCAGCGGGAACGTCATCGCGTCGGCCAAGATGAACTCGAACGGATAGTGCGGCTGTGGTTTATGATCCACGCCAACGACTCGGAAGCCCGCCCGGTGGTAGCCCATCGCTGCCCCGCCGGCACCACAAAACAAGTCGAGCAAGAGCGGCTTACTCACGCGAACCTCCGCCCACAGTGGCGGCACGTCACTGGGTAGCCCTTGCAGTAGCCGTTGCAGGCGGGGCAGCGGACGCCGGACGCCTTACCGGACTTCATGTATCCCGTCCTGGTCGCAGGTGTACAGCAACTCGTAACCTTGCGCGGCCAACAGCCCCTTGCTGGTCAGCGTTAGGGTGCGGCACTGGCCACTGACTTGATTCACGTAGCCGTGATACTTCAGCTTTTTGACGTGGTAATGCACCCACGACTGCGCTAGATTCACCTTCCGCCCCACCTCGCGGAGACTTGGCGGATGCCCGTTGCCTTGGTGTATCGCCGTCAGGATCGCCTTGCGTCGCGGGGTTAGAATCATTGCTCCTCCAAGTAGCTCACGAACTCGTTTGCACCCTCGCAGGACTGGCAGCTTGGCAGGGCGAAACTGTGTTGCCCATGCCACCCCCGCGCCTTCTCCCGCAACTCTTCCAGGCTCCACCGCTTGACTCGCGGCTTCGCCGTCAGCAACCCCTCCGCTACCAACTCTTCCCGCAGTCTCTTCACCGGCCACTCTTCCTCAAATGATCTCTCTAGCCACGCCTCACGCGTCTCAATGTCGGTATTTTTGAGAAGTTCCTGGTGGGCGAATGACATTTCATCATGTCGCTGATCCGGCGGGATTTTCTTGCACACCCGCATGACGTTTCTTAACGAGGGGTAGGTGTAGCCAAACTCGTTAGCGTAGATGTTCCAGAAGTCCTCGCCTAGTTCTTCTTCCCAGAGATTGGCCGTATCACCTGCGAAAAATGGGGATCGCTGTTTCGCGTCCTTGATATGTCTCGCGATGGCGACGCGCTGCTCATGGGTTAGAGAAGGAGAAGCGTCACCGCCACCACGAGCACCGAGAGGGCTACCCCTGCCGCCATCCCGATTATCAGCAGCATCTCTCGCTGGCCTCCCCGTAGCTGTATCCCCTCGCGCTTCCCCTTCAGGTACGCCCTCTCCACTTCCTGCATCGCGTACTTGTCGTTCACCGCTTTCCTCCTTAGTGGCGATTCCGATGACTTGCTCAATGACGGTCTTGTTGTGTACGTCCCAGGCACGGTACATCGTCACCCGTTTCCCGTCCTCAAAGGTTTCGTCGATGGAGTTGCCCCACTCACCGTTGTCTATGTTGTGATGACATTCGGGGCAGATGAACACTTGCGGCCCGTCCTTGCCTCCCTGAGAGCGCTTGGTGACGTGGTGGTGATGGCCCTCTAGCCCGTGGCCGCAGATGGGGACGTGCCAGTCAGGGTCACGTGGGGCTGGGCAGCCCTTGACGCGACAGGCGGGAGTGCGGGTGACGCTAGGCATGATTCCGCACAGCTACCTTGACGGGCTCTCTTACGGGCTCACGTGCTGGCTGCCTGTCGGGGATGGCGATGACAACCTTCTCAGGCTTTCCGACGTTCATAGCACCTCCACCGGAATCTCGTAGCGTTCACGTAGGGTTTCTAAAGCAGCGTCAGGGAAGATGGGGCAGGCAATCCACAATTTGCTCAGGGCGATACGCTCCGCCCGCCATCCGGTTTCGCACACGATTGTCCGCCCGCCTGCCTGTACCTCCGCCAACACGCCATTCCATGATGGTTGCTTTAATGACGTGGGCCAGAAGAAGGCGGCGAATCCACATAGGCAATCCCACGCTGGCGCAGGATGACTCACGGGACTCTCAGGGTCGAGGCCAAGAGTGTCGATTCTTCCGTCGTGCTTAGCCTGCTCCGACTCTCTCCCCTCCTGCTTCTTTCCTTGTTGCCCGCATAGATACAGGTCGTTGTCCAGGGTGTAGAGACGGTAGCCGGTTAATCCAACAACTGTCTTCGGCTCGTCCTTCGGCTCTGGCGCAGCCTTTGCTGGCATCATTGAGGCGATCAACTGGGCGCGGAAGCCGCCGCCGATGGAGCTAGAGAAGCCCGACATTGCGGCATAACTGTTGGCGAGGGCCGATATGGACTGAGGGTTGGGTAATTGCAAGGCAGCGAACGGGTCAACCAGAGGGTCAGGCGGAGGCTTCTTCTTTCGGAATGTCACGAGCGGAAAATCCAGTCCTCAAGCTCGCCAGCGAGGTAAGTTATCCGCCCCGCCTTCTCTTCCGCGCCTAGCGGAGAGATCGCCAGGGCTTCGCAGGCGGCCTTCACGCACACTTGACGGACAATGAGCCTATCCTTGTCCGTGGCGGCTGCTGACGGCTCACTGGGCGCGTCTGGGGGGAAGGCGTCGTCACCTGGAAACCCCTCGTCCGGCGGGAACGGCTCGTCGGCTTGCGGGCCTACACCGCCAGAACGCGACAGATTCTCTATGACGTAGACGTTGTAGCCCTTACTTCCATCCTTTTTGTCGTAGCTGTCATATTCCATGCGGACGCTATCGCCCTTACTGACATCATGAAATGGTGTTCCTTGCTTGTCCTCTCGCGCCCAGTTGAACCACGGGGCCTTCTCTGAGAACTTGATTCCGTATTCGGACTTGGCTACGACGGTTCCTTTGTGCTCAGGCATTAACTCCCTCTCTTCGCTGCTTTGATCGTCTCGTACAGGTGCAGAGCGGCGGTGAAAACGGCGAAATACTTTGGTATCGACGCGGCGAGGATGATCCTCTCCGAGAACCCCTCGTCCTCGCTCCGGCCTACTTGGAGGATACGGATTACGTCGATATGGGGGCCGTTCTCTTCGGTTAGATTCCAGTAGGCCGCCACCTGATACAGCATTTCGTCATAGATGGCCTTGCCAGTCTTCAGGTCTAGTAGGGTCATCTCGCCGTCGATTACCCCTATCCAGTCACAGGTGCCGCCGTACTTCAGGGCCTTCGATACCATCTGCCGCTCGTTAAACCGCGTGTGAATCGTCTTCCCCTTCGCCCATTCGTGGAAGGACAGGACGGAGTTCTCGGCCCTATCAATCTGGTTCTTGGAGTAGTCGTCCAGATCCGGTGAAGGCCCGCCCAGGAAATGAGCTATCATCGCGTGGGCCAGCGTCCCGATGTCGGCGAGTTCGTCCACGTGCTTGGACGTGTTGATGCCGTCCAGCCCCATCCGGTTCGCCCACGAGATTAAAGCTGGCTTCGCTATCACGTTCAGGATGGTTGTCACGCCAGGAACGCGGGTGCCGTCCTCTAGCGTGTAACGGGTGTGTGCCTTTGCTTTCTTCACGATCTCTTGCGTCATGCCTGCACTCCTGTTCCGAGACAGCGGGGACACTCCTCGCCCATACACTCACCAGGAGTGCAGCACCCTCGGTCATGGGTGCAAGGAATATAGCCCTTGCCCTCGCACGTCTCACAAGCCTCCGGCACTTCCGGCCCGCCCATTCTTGAGCGCTGTTCCAAGAACTCGCGGCGCTTGTCCTCACGGTCTTGCTGCTTGTAGAGCATTTCGTCAGCTTCACCAATATAGCTCATTTCAGCCCCAGCTCCTTCGCTCGCTTCGTTCTCAGGCAGTTTTTGCAGACGGGGTAGGGGTCGGGGGTGCGGCTAAGATGCCTCACGGGAACGCCCCAGCAAAGTGGGTACACACGACCTTCGATAATGTGCGCCACTCGCCCACGCACTCCCCGCCCGTACACGTAAGCCTTCTCCCACGGGTCTTTCATTGCTGGGCCACCTCTCTCGCGTCATCCCACGGGATGCAGTCGTGCTCTTTGGCTTTCTCTAGGACGGTGACGGCCTGGATGCACCATGGAGCGCAGGGACAATCGCCGATGGGGTGACAGCCCGACGCGTGCCAAAGGCCGTCGTATCGTACAGAGCCCATCTTCTTCAGCGCCTCCACCAACTCATGGATAAGGTCACCCTGGTCACGGCGTTTTCTGGCTAGTTCTAGTGTCATCAATACCTCCGTTGCTCGATAAGCCAGTCGAGCCCTTTGTCCAGAACTTCCTTCGCCGCATCCGCATAGCCCCGCGCCGCTGTAGCACTCTGAGTTCCTGGCGCGTACGTATTCTCAAGCCAATTCGCCACGTAATTGAGCCGAGCCGCAGCCACTCGAAACTCGCCATGAAGCGCCCACAACTGGTTCTCTTTATGCACTATCGCCTCATCTACCTTGACGGCCTTCTGCTCTAGTGTCATCTAGTCCTCCTGTGGGTCGCGGCCATCACGCAATGCGGCGACTGTCCGGTTGTGGCCAGCTAGGGCGGCTTCCTCGTTTGAGTAGCGGTCGCAGTATTGGTCATGTGGGCCACCGAAAATCATGGTCTCGAAGATGAGCGGCGGGCCTTCGAGAAAGCGGCGACCCATCCCAGTCCAAACCGTAGAGACTTGCTGGCCGTCAATGGTGTCATTTCCGACTACGGTGTCCGCGCTTTCAAGGGCTCGCGCCCAATCCATCAGTTCCATTGATCGCCCTTTTCGGTCGTAGAATTCGCCCATCTAGTCCTCCTATTCCTGCGGCCCCCGTTTAGCGCGGGTACGGGGACAGGGCACATGTCTTAACGATGTATAACGGCACCGCCGCGCAACCCTGAGCGCAGGGTAGGTGAGACGAGGTAACAACCGTCGAATGGAGGTAGCCAATGAACAGCCCTCATCTCACCCACTCTGAACTCAGCGCCTTCCGTCGCCCTGGACTCTCCTTAGTCCAGAGAGACGAGTCGCTAAAGGGGTGCGGCGACGGAAGATGTTGAGTCAATCGTCAAGCCTTTTGTAATTACGAGCACCGCAGCGGAAGCAATAAACTAGGTTTTCTGGCTCGCTGACAAATCCATGCACCGTGTCCTTATGGCATGTCCCACAGGGCAATCGTGTCTGACTACGGCCACCTATCCCGCGCTCGACGCTCTCACTACCCTTGCTGTAACCCTCATGCCACGCCTTCAGAGTTGCCAGCTCACTTGGGTCGGCGACAAGTTCATCAAGGGGATCGCACTTGTAAACCAACTTAGAGAGGAAATTCACGCCAGCCTCCAAACTTCTATCCAGCGCCCGTGCGCCTCGGGCCGGGTGGAACGGACACGCTCGCCGGTAGCTACGAACCGCTTGTCGTGGAAGATTGTTCCGTAGCAGTTGTCGTGCGGGGGCGGCAGGAAGTTGTTGTCTTCCATCATGATATGTATAAGGTCGGACGTGACCCGCCCGTCGCGTCGGCAAAGTGCCACAGCCGCATTACGCGCAATATATACCCACCTATGTCTCTCTAGCGACTGTTGGCCCTGTTCCTTCAACTCTAGGCCCGTCAGGGGAAGCTGGTGGGTTATCATGGGGCTTCATCCCATCTCCGCGAGCGGCAGTTCGGGCACATCACCGGCTTTGCGGGCTGGCGAGGATACCACCTCTTACCACACCGGAGACAAGTCAGCTCCTTTATCACTGTAACCATGCGCCTACCATAGGCGCACCTCGGGCAAAAGTCAATGGGGTTGAGGGGCAAATGTGAAAGTCCGTAATGTGTCTAGCATTAGCTCTGCAACTTCTGGATCACCTTGTCCAGCGCGGTCTTCGCTTGCAACGCCAGGAGCGCGTCGCCAGAGGTGAACGGCTTGCCCTTCAGTAGCTCGCTCTCGAACTCTTCCAGCAACTTGATGACTTCCCGTGTCCGTCCTGCTAGTTCGTACTGCATGGTTTCTCCTCTTAGACTCTCACTACTACGTAACAGATGGCGTTCACCGCTGCCGTCATGTTGACACGGATACGCACGAAGTCGTCGGGGTCAAACTGGGGGTACGGGGGTGAAAACGGCATGACGTACTGGTTCGTGGGCGCTATGTGCTGCACGTCCAGCATACGCACGACCGCAGGTGTACCCTCTGTAACAGTTCCATCACTGAACGCCGTCTCCGCAGTACCGTAGGCGAACGGGTTGTTGTCGGTGTTAGGGTCATGGCGATGAGCATGGGCGTTGAGGTCGATTATGGACGTTGCCGCATGGGCCGTCATTCCGCTCGCTGCCCCCGTGGCGGCGAACAACTCAACTATCCCAGGAGTGGCAGCAGCAGAGGCATCAAAGGAGATACCCCACCGAAGAATCTCTGCCGTTCCGGTTGCACTGTCCCCTAGATGTATCTGAAGCAGCGTGTGGAGGCTGGTGCCACACGCGATAGCCACGAATGAGGATGTGGTCGGTGCAGCCCCGCTGGGGATCATGTATTGTCCTGCCATGTCTACCTCCTAAGTCATTACTACCTGTGAAAATGGAAAGCCTGCTGGTGGTGCAACGGCAAGCGGAATGGTTCTCATTATGGGCATGGCCAAAGCGACTGGACTGACCACCTGTCCGACCACATAGATGCGATTTGGTATTGTCACCGGACAGCCCGCCAGTACCAGGTCGTCCCCGATGACGTTGACCCAAAGCCTATCGACATCTCTATCGGTGCTTAGAGCCTCCACCCCTGCACCTAGAGTGTTGTATAGCGCCGTAGTCCATCCCTGCGGCGTCGCTTCGGGAGTCGTGCCAAGTGTGCGCCCCCACCATGTAGCGGCGCCCGAATTGTCCCCATTACCCACACTGCTGTAAGTGCGGAATGAGCCAGATAACCCTGACCGCACATCATGGCCGATTGTGGGTCCGGTAGAGAATACGACCCGGATTCCGTAGACCGTGCCAGTATCAATCTCCTCCACATCTGACACCTGGCGGTGATTCGTCGTGCTGGTGGGGTCGTTGAAGTCCGTCGCAGAATCGTCATTCCAGTTCTTGTATTTGTCTGAGGTGTCCGGGTTGCCCGTCCAGTCGTCCTCTGAGGTGTCGGCACAGACCGTTGCCCGCACGATGCCGATGTCAAACGTGGGCCGGACGTTCAGCCCTCCCCCATCTGTCGCTGGCGCGTCATCATCATCGTTGGGGATCAGGTCGTCGAAGTAGGCTTTGAGCTGTGTTGCACCCTTGCCTGATCCAGTACGGGTGTCAGGGCACATGAAGGAATCTAGCTGTAGGCCCGACTTCTCTCCTGATGACAGCGCGTGAGAACCTACTGAGGTAGCTGTACCGTTCAGGCCAATGAACAATTCGACGGTTCCATCAGCCCCACCACCACCGCCTTCGGCTGTAGATGCATCGTACTGCACCGTGAACATATACATATCTGAGTTGCCTACGCCAGAGGGGTCTATCGCGGTGGAGTCCGTGACCAGAGTCGTGAAAGTGAGGGTACCACTAACGATGCCCAGAATACTAAGACGATACTGGAACTTGTTGACACCACCAGGAGCCGACATGAGGCCAACGAGTACCAGGTGCTTGCGGTCAGGGGGGCTGATGAGAGTTGCGTTGTCGGTCAACTGGCAGATGAACACCTCATCGTCAACAGCAGGGTTGGCGAATGAATCAGGACTGTGGAATCCCGTCCACCACTTCTTAGTCGCTGAGCCGCTGAACGCTTCAACATGGGCGTTAAGCTGCTGGTACAGCGCATCACCGCTGAGTAGAAGGACGCTTTTGCTGCCACTATGCACCCGCGTCGTGCTAGGCTCAGATGCTCGGCCAAAGATCGTCTCCCAAACATCCTGCCCCATGCCGGAGAAGCCAGAGACCTCTATCTTGGGCATCTCCCATCCACAGGGTGCGCCCCGGACAGCCACTAAAAGCCCGCCTTCCGCTGCAACCAGTCGTCAGGATCACGCAACGGGGCGATGATTGGCGGGTCAATCGTATGGACGAACACATAATGCGGTTCGGCATTAAGAGCGTCAGCGTCAGCCTCTATCTTGCGGGCCAACTCATAGCGGTCATTGAGGCGTGGCAATGCTGGCAGATTGTCGGAATCGACAGACACCTTAACGCCATCGAAGAACTCAACGTCCCGAATTGCGGGCATACTCTTTAAAGGCTCTAGCTTCCCACTTAGCAGGTCTCGTGCGAGGTTCTTTGTGCGGGATTCTAAACTGGGATAGCCCGTGAACGCTGCCGTGATGGCGGAGATGAACAACTCCTTTGTTGCCCCCGGTATCTTGCTGGCGTATTCCTCCCAACAAGTGCTCCAAGAGTGGAAACTATAGTTCCCGAGAGTGAACGACGGTAAGCCCTTAAGGATAGCGACCTCTACAGAGTTAGTGACCTTGGCGATGCCCTGACGCGCCACCTCCGCGACTGGATCATGGTGGAGATAACCGATGTTAAGAGGAATCTTCGATCCCTCCATGTTAATGTTTCCACGCCAATAGGAAGCATAGGTATCGGCTTGCGACCAGTCGGCGGGGCCGGTGTTGTTGATGTAGTCGGCGGCGGTGCAGTCCCCTATGTACGTCGTTAGCTTCCCGCCCTTCTCGCCCTGGATGCAGCCTCCAACGTAGAGGAAGGAACCAGGGTTGCGGATCGCCACCCCGCGCAGGTCTTCGTTCTCGTGGATTATTCTCATATTCTCGTCACTTTCAGCACGACCGATACCTGCTCAATGGTTGCGACTGAATCAACGTTGTATCTAAGGGTGTCCCCAGCTGCGATGGATGTTGTCCAGCCAGTCAGGGTCTCGTCCTGGGAATCGGTATCACCTGAGATCGTCGGCACGGCGCTGGCCGTGATAGAGTTGGCATCTTCGGGAGGAAAGTCAGCGTACGCTTGCTTCCAGATGTCCACGACGATAGAGCCTGACTGGTCGGCCAGCATCGTGACTCGGTTTATCGTACAGGCAAACTCTACCATTACGTCGCCTTTAGTACCTGTGGTGATTTCCGACCCACCACCATTGATGATGAAGTTGATGACCTCGACTATTTGGGGGACACCATCCTTTATCTTCAGTCCATCTATCGTCACTCCCGCCGCTGGGGTCCGCTCAGTGATGGTGTCCGTGCGGAGGGTCGTGATGTTCGCCACCTGGACGAACAGCCGCCTCAGGCGCAGTATGCCCTGGCTCAGTAGACTCCGCCGCTCGGACGGCGATTGGAGCGTGGGGTCGTACTCGTGGTCGTGGGGCACTACAGATTCTCTAGGAAAACTCTTAGCGCCCTGCCCGCCCTTCCCTCGTAGTAGGTGCCCTTTTTGAGAGTCCGCCCCGCCTCGCCCAATCGTTCATTCTCGCCGACGAAGATGTACTTCACATCGTCAGGCTGATTGACAGGGTGGACAGTGATGATTTTAGCTATCCTCATGACCCTGACATCTCCCTAACAGAGGCCGCTATGACGTAATGGGGCGGCTCCTGATTGCGCGGTGTTAGTCTATTGATCTCGTCGGCTCTGAGCATCCTCGGCCTCCCCATGACGCCATTGAAGACATCTCTATCGGGGAGAGTGTATTTCTTCAGATCGCCGACGTAGGCTTCTAGTTCGGAGCGAATCTTCTTCGCGGTCTTGGACTGTTCATCCTCTACGGCGAACAGGAACGTCCACTCGCGGGTGACGTTGGGGAGGGCAACTAAATGAACCTGGAGGTCACGCAAGAGAGGCCCGTTCTGGCTTGTTAGATTGTCAGTCGCCGCCCAATCCACCATAAAAAGGAACCCCCGCGCCGTATCAGCGGTGTCCTGTGTCCAGAACCTCTGAAAGTACCCGTCTTCTGTGATAGTGCTTCCTACGCCGGTACTTGAGCCTCCGTCTCGGTAAACCGATAGCTGCCAACTGTGGCCTGATTGCATGTCCTCCGCCCAACCATCAATGTATTGAAGCTGTTTCAAGACTCGCGGAGAACCAGCATCAATGAACCCCGAACGCAGTTGGCCCGTGGTCGCAACATCTATATTGCCGCGACGCGACGTTGGTGCCCCATTTTTGTCAAGAAAGTAATAAGCGATGTTGTTGCTGGTGCTAGTCCATAAACAGGGGCGCAATTCGCTAGATGAGAACTCTGAAGTCTCAGTGATAAAAATGCCGTGGAAGTCGTCAAAGTCGCCTGTTAGTTGGTCAAGGGTGTGCCAGATCAGCGGCCCCCAGCCAGCAGGGTCGTGAACATCTCTCTCCCTAGCCCACATGATGAAGGCCGTACCGCTAGAAGGAACATATAGCGCATAGATGTACTCCCCTATGGGCGCAAGCCCGTTCCAGCGCCCGTGTTTTACGAAGACGTTAGAACTCAGAGACGAACTGTTCCCCTCATTGTTGGGGTTGGAGTCAGGCCCGACTGGTTTACCTGTGCGCGTCCACCAGAGCTGATTTGAGGGGATCATAAAACCCCCGTGCCAATAAACCATCCCCTGGCCGTTGCGCGTTATATCACCGATTTCAGGGAAGACGTTTGCCGCTTCGCCCTCCAAGTCCCATTCGTAGAATCCGTCTTCCTTGGCGATGTACCCTAGCCCGCTAGCCTCACCCAATTCCGTGATATTGGAGCTGACGTCGCCAGCGAAGAAATCGCCGCCGTAGTTCGCTTCCGCAATGGCGGAAGTGCCGCGTGACAGAATGGAGATTTGGTTCTCGTTCGTGGAACGAATCAACTGGTTGTCCACAACCTTTAGGTGGCGGGCGTCTGCGTTGTCCCCTGTCCAGGTATCAGACGCAGTACCCGACACGACTGAATCCAACCTCTGGATGAACCCGTTGTCTCCCAAGGGTACGAGCCAGCGGGTGTTCGAGCCGTCGTTCCACTCAGCGGGCCTCCCGCAGGGTTGAGTGGGGGTAATCGCAAACGTCTTTGTATTGAGAAGCGTCCCGAAGTCGCCTGAATCAAGGGAGACCTTGTAGACGTTTATCTCGGCGGCTTCGTTGGCAATAATGTAGAGAACGGGTTGGCCATCGTCTGCGCCAGCGTCATTCACCGTCGTCTCGAAGAAGTAGTTAGGAGGATTAGCGGCACCTGTCAGCGTGACGACCGTTGGGTTGCGTGCAGCATGGAGTACATTGGGCAGATGGCCAAGTACGCCGTGGCCCGTAAGCGAACCGGCTGTACGCGGGTCATAGCGAGAATAGGTAAGCCCGCCGTGAAAGCTAAGGGGGACAATCAAGGGCTGGTTGGGCTCCGCCTCTGCCTGCTCTGATACCGTCTCGTAGGAGACGTTGTTGGGGACACGAGTCAGGGGGTAGGAAATCTTCCCCGAACCGCTCGTCGCCGAGACGCCAAGTTCGTCGCCAATGTCAGATGGGGCGCGTGCCATTTATGCTCTCCATGTGGTAGAATAATTGCCTCATAATGCTAGTCAAAGCCTTCGCAATATCGCTCGCCATCTTGTTTTTGGCCTGTTCTCAGACTGAGCCAGCGGTCAAGATCGAGACTGAGATCATCCGCGTCCCTGTCGTTATCGAGGTAGTCAAAGAAATCCCTATCATCACCGAGATACCAATAGAGGTGATTGTCGAAGTCCCCGTCGCTCCGCTCGATTGCCCCCCAGCCTCGGAGGTTGACTGGCTTATTTGGAGCTTAGAGGATGCCCGCGCAATGCACCAGGCATGGGCCGATTATCTGCTTGATAATCCGCTAGGGGAGGGTTTGATTGAGAACGCTATCGGCAGTAGGGATGAACAGCTCTCTAAGATAGCGGTGTATGACCGAAGGCTGGGCATCGTCCGGCAATTTCAGCGGGCCTGCGCCTACTAGCGCATCGACACCCCTATTCTAGTCGGAAGCTCCGTCGTTACTCTCTGGAAGTGAATCGCCCTGAGAAGCGCCATCGTCTCGGATGCCTTGTCCGGCTCTCGAACTAACTTCTCCGCCCATCTCACAACGAAATCCTGTTCCGCCACTGAATTAGAGGTATCGGCGGAAAGCTCGGCTAACGGCCTCAGAGCGTAAATGAAGGGGCGGGCGCTTCCTGTGTCCACCCATATGTGTAATGGGAGGTTGGCCCGCCTGTCGACGCTCTCAAAGCCGTAGGACAGAGGTCTGGAACGGCGCTCGTTGGCGATGTAGTCGTTGTCTGAGGTGGGGCCTCCGACACCTTGAGGGAAAGCCCGCACGTCCAATAGCTGCTCAGGGCGGGTGATCCATGACGGGAGGGAGTAGACTTGCCTGCCGTTGCGCCAAACCTGGAAGTCGTCACCGTAGATAATATCACCGCTGGCGTCCGCGATGAAGCGGAAGTCTATTTGCTCACAGTCGGTGGGAACAGAGAAGGGGTAGACTAACTCCACCCATGAGGGTTCATCCGTGGTGGCATCCTCGATGGTGGCGTTGGAGTCAGTCACATCCACGACACGGAAAGTGGCCGAGTCGCCTGACGTGACGTACATCATCATGGCAGCGTAGAGATTCTGGCTGTCGCTGACACCGATATTGCCGGTGTTCGCGTAGCCCCCTGCGGAAGTCGCCGTTATTTTAAGTGACTGCGCCCCGTTGAAGACGATGGTGGACTCCGTGGCTAAAGTGGCGTTGGTGGAAGAGTAGTCCGTTGCTATCGTGGACGGCTCCATGTCGTTCGCGTCGTTCCCCATGACGTGCAGCGAGAGTGGATAAAACGTCTCCAGGAAGGTCGATTTTTGCACATTATTGATGGCGTTCTTCAGCACGTCGATGTGCTGATCGGTGATGATGTAGTTGTTGCCGCTGGCAAACGAACTAGAGAGCGCGGGGGAGAGTGTCAGGTCACCCGCGCTTCCATTAAGGCCACCTTCTGTCACCCGCGAGGAGGTTACGGTGTCGCTGGGGCTAGTCTCCCGATAGACCCACTTCCTATCCCAGGCATTAGCGTCACCGCTGGAATACAGCAGTTCGGTAGTGTCTATGAGAGAAGTCGTGTCCCCGCCTGTAGCCGAGCCCGTGACCGGCCAATGGGACTCACGGTAGAGACGCTGCGCCAGGTCACGAGCCATGATTATGAGGGTTGCCATGCGTCACTCCATTTCGTGATGTGGGCTACTTGCGAGCGAAATGGCGGAGCTTCGCCGTACTTAGAGACTTAAAAGAGCGGGGTTTCTTCCCCGCTCTGCGTCGGCCTAACTCCGCTCCTGCCGCCCGTCTTTGTTTGGCGGTCTTGGCTGGCACTAGCGGCTCCGCGCCGTCCTACTGATAGCCTTGCCGAAGCGTGACTTCTGCTTCCCCTTGCTGCCCTTGGTTTTCTTGGCTGCGCCGGAGACGTTCTTGCCGAACCTATTGTGGGGGTTTCCTTTGGGGCCGTGTGCTGGCATGTCACTCCTCTCTATAGAGAATCACTCGTATCCCAACGTGAATGTAGGCGAGCCGATGGAAGACGTAAAGAAGATGTCCGTAGCAAACTCAAGCGGCGGGTCAAACCGTGTGAATTTCGCCGTGTCCACGGGCATTGACGTCTGATACATAATGGTGCCGCTCGTCCCCCCATCCTTCATTACCACGACATTCAGGTTGCTCGTGGTATGCGCGGCCAACCAAAACACTCTGCCCTCAGTAGACTTCACCGTCTCTCCACCCACGCCGGATTTGATGAACGTCTTAGCGGTCTTGGACGCTCGAATCATTACTGATACCCGACGGTGATAGTTACGTTCGTGCCTGGGATGTCAGCGTAGATGCCCGTAGCGCACACAATCGGAGGGTCGAATGGGCCAAAGAACACGACGGAGCTGGCGGGCATCACCGTGCTGAAGACGTCGTTGCTGTCATCCAACGCGTCGGAAATCTGAAACGCTCCGCCCGTGGCCGCTGCGGAGGCGGCAATCCAGAACACTAAGCCAGGCCCCGCCTTCACCGCCGCGTCAGACGTCAAGATTGATGTGGTGTCAGTTCTACTGGGCCGAATCGCCATTATGCGCCCCTCTCTTGTGCGCTACCCAGACAAGCCCATGCCCCTTTGGAACGCTTAACTCCGTAGTCATAATTCATTCTCCCTTCACTTCCGCTGGCGACTATTTTCATGGCACCTCCCGCCAGGTTAAAGCGCCCTCTATATCAATATCAGTTGAACCATTGACGGGGCGGACAGCCAGTACGATCTCGTCCACGACGCCACCCACGGTTGCGCCCAAGTGCCGAGCACTAACAAGGGGAGCAGCTGTGGAGCCCGCCTTTAACCCGCCTCCTTCAGACTCGAAGTGCCCGCCTGCGAAAATGACACCGCTAGTCACAATGTTAGTGGAGATGCCCTTGAACGTCTGAACGGCACTGTTTGTCTCATTCGCCCACGCTACGTCACCCGCAATGCTTGGGTTAAAAACCATCATCCACTCCATCTTTTTAGAACCTGCATATTCCGCGATGGAGGCAGAGATGGGTGTTATTTCCGCGCCGAGATGAGTGGTCTTCAACCGAATCCCCACAATGGCATAGATGGTGTTCTCGTTAGCCATATCTACATGAGCGCCTTCAGTACTCTTATACCGCAATACTCCTAAGTTAGACCGCCCACCCTCAGAGATAACCGTTCCACAGATAGCGGACATTGATGAGACGGGGCTTGAACCTGTAGTAATCATCTGATAGCGGAGCGGAAGGTTTGGCGTAGACATATACGCGGAGGCGACGGTATTGTCATTCTGGAACTGGTGGGCGTAAATCAGCTCTCCGTTGTGGAACATTCCGAACCGCGCCCGCCCCACTCCCAGCCACTCATAGTCAAACGACCAGATGTGGGCCTTGGTGAAGTCCATGTTGATGCCACTGTCACCGTTGCCGTCCATCGTATCAAGGTTCCAGTCGGCCTGGGCCACCTTGTCATTCACGACAGAGCCAGTAATATTACTGCGGAGGACGACCTTTATCGTCCCTTCGTCATCCTCATAGAAGAAACCGTTGCTGTCATCGAAGAGGCCAATCCTCCGCTGGACACCCGTGCCACCACCGCTCTTATCAAGTACGCCGGTCATGGTGATTAGCTGTGATTTTCCCGATTGATAATTGAATCGCATGAAGGTCTGGCGAGTGAACTTTCCCGCCGTCGCGTCCGTTGAGGTGATGGTCGTCTGCGCCTCGTCCGCCGAAAACGAACTTGATATACCTCCGCCCGTCTCTAATGCCTCACTCCAGAACAGGGGTTGGTTGTCGAAAATCTGCTTGGAGTCAAATATCGTCAGGGGGTTAGATACCCGTAGCCGCGAGAAGGCATCCATGTTCGTCCCGTCTGCATACCGGACGGGGAGCGTATCGCGCCGCCAACTAGAACCGTCCCAGACGAAACGCTTCTTAGTGTTCGTTTCTAGGAAGGTTGAGTCAACCATCGCGCTTGTCGGTTTCGTGTCCGTAGATAGACCGAAGAAGCGCGTAGGGTTCTTGTGGCTCGTATCAGTAACAGTCACTACTCGGCTACCTCAATCGACAGATCACCGAAGAACACCGCCGACTCCATCTCTTCGTGGAAGATGTTGGCAACCAGTGTGCCGTCGCCCACCAAGGATTCTATCGTCATCCCCTCTGGGAACGGCTCAGACATCCCTGACATGTTTATCGTTTCGCCGGGCGGCACAACCAACGTAACCTTCTTAGTGCCACCCCTGAGAACGACGTAGCGGTCTTGCGTGCCCGTGTTTGTCAATGAGTATCCTGTGAGCTTCGTGGGGCCAGAGACCTCCTCGGCTTCATTCAGGTTCTCACTCAGATACGTCGCCACTCTTGTGTGCTCCCATCCTGTGACCAGCTAGCTGTCGCTTCGTGCCCTCGTAATCGCAGCCTTCAACGCTGCACGATACGAGTTTCACTTGCCCAGTAGCCTTCCCCGCGAGGGCCAGAGTCGCAGCAAGCTGCTGTCGCTGCGCGGCACGGTCTTCCTGCTTCTCTTCCCTGTCGAGATAGTCTTGATACGCTTCCTGCTCCTTGCCGTGCCGAGTGGCGGCGTGGATGCGCTTGGAGTGCGCGCTGGCGAGGTTGCCCTTCGGGCATTGCTTGCCAGCCAGCCCGATCTTGTCAAGAACGCCGGACTCCCGCTCCGGGCTGTCGGCATGGAGGAAGCAGAGTACCGTACCCCCCACATAGGGCGGAGCCTCCTTTTTCCTCATGGTGAACATCCAGTTGCCCTTAGCGTCCCTCTTCTGCATTGCTGATGCCACAATGTGCTCAGGAATCTCAAGCTCTTCGCCGTCCGCCATAGCCCAGATCGTGACCGGGCTCTGGCCCGTGCGAATGTGCTGGAAGAGAACATCCTTCTCCAACCCGCCCAGACCAGAGGTTTGCGGACGAAGGTCACGCTCAGTGATTGTTGCTTCTGCCATTTCGTCTCTCTTTCTGCTTGGCCTTTACGGCCTCTCTTGGATAGTCAATGCGCTGGACTGAGTGATGGGGGCCAAACACGCTGCGGTTCTGTCGCTCGGCGATCTTGCGCTCCTCTTGTCGGAGGATGTCAGCGATCAGGGTACTCTCGGACTGCATCTCCCGGCGTCGCTTGGCCCACTTGTCGTTTCTGCGATCCATCTCCGCGAGGTACTGAAGCTCGGCCACGGTGTCGTCGCCGTCAGAGA